TTACCCAAGGACATATGGCATACACAGACGAGACCAATACTGAAGCTGGCGTAGAAATGAGTGAAGAGGACTTACAAAATAGAGTCCGTCAGTATATCAGTGATGCAGTCCAGTACATCGATGATGAAATTTCCCCACTGAGAGCAGAGTCTACTAAATACTATCTGGGCGATGAGTTTGGAAATGAGGTGGAAGGAAGATCACGGGTAGTAAGCAGAGATGTACGAGATGCCGTACAAGCAGTATTGCCCAGTATGATGCGAGTATTTTTTGGTACAGAAAAAGTAGTCGAGTTCGTACCTCGTGGACCCGAAGATATTGCTAGTGCAGAGCAAGCCACTGATTATGTGAATTATGTTCTGAAGCAGGACAATGATGCAATAAGCATTTTTTATTCAGTGTTTAAAGATGCACTGATGAATAAGTCTGGCATTGTGAAATGGTGGTGGGATGACTCGATCCAAGTAGAGACCTACAGGTTTGAAGGATTATCAGAACCTGAAATGGGATTGATCATGCAGGAGGAAGACGTAGAAGCTGCATCGATGGAATCTTATCCAGATGACAGTGTACCCGAAGAAATGTTGATGCAGATGCAAATGCAGGGAATGCCAGCTCCCCAATTGTACGACATCGAAATCAGAAGAAAAACACCTACCAATAAAGTGCGCATTGCGACGATGCCGCCAGAAGAATTTTTCGTAGATGCTGCTGCCACTAGTATGTCTAATGCACAAGTAGTAGGTCACAGAACTATGGCCACTGTAAGTGATTTGGTAGCAATGGGTTACGAGGAAGACATGGTATCAGAGTATGCTACAGACCAGGTAGAATTTCTAGATAATGAAAATTACATTGCTAGACATCCTGATACTTCTGGAGCGATAGACTTTGGCCAGTATCAACGCAGAGTGCAGTATGTAGAAGCTTGGTGCAAGTTAGATTTTGATGGTGATGGGATAGCAGAACTGCGCAAGGTTTGCACTGTAGGTGATAACTATCATGTCGTAAATAATGAACCTGCTAACGACATCCCGTTTGCTATCTTCGCTTGTGATCCAGAGCCGCACCTATTTTTTGGTAGCGACCTTGCGGATCTCACAAAAGATATACAGCGGATCAAGTCAGCAGTTATTCGTGGAATGCTAGACAGCTTGGCATTTGCTTTGTATCCACGCACTGGTGTAGTCGAAGGCATGGTGGATATTGATGACGTATTAAATCCTGAAGTAGGATCTGTAATACGAATGCGTCAACCTGGAATGGTACAACAGCTTGACGTTCCTTTCTTGGGGAAAGAAGCATTTCCAATGGTACAGTATTTAGACCAAATGAAAACAGAGCGAACAGGTCAGAGTGCAGCGTCGCAAGGGTTGGACCCCGATGTCTTGCAGTCTACGACCCGTGCTGGTGTGATGGCCACCATCAAAGGTGCAGAACAACACACTGAAATGATAGCCCGTTTATTTGCAGAAATGGGTTTCAAACCTCTGTTCAAAGGTCTGCTAAAATTAATTATAGAACACCAAGACCAAGAACGAATGGTACGATTACGCAATGAATGGGTTCCAGTAGATCCTAGAGTGTGGGACGCTACGATGGATGTCAGCGTAAATGTGGGAATGGGCGCAGGTCAGGTAGACGAAAAAATGGCGATGTTAACACAGGTCGCAGCTCGACAAGAAGCTATGATGGAGAAGATGGGCCTGGATAATCCGCTAGTTAGTTTGGGACAGTATCGTTATACCTTGTCCAAAATGTTAGAAGTGGCAGGTTGGGAAGATGCAAATCAGTTCTTCAAACCGCTTCCACCAGACTGGTCACCACCTCCTGCGCCTCCACCAGGACCGACACCAGAAGAGCAGATGCTTGAAGTACAGATGGCAGACATAATAGCTAGACAGCAAATCGAACAGCAGAAGGTTGAGTTGTCAGCAAACAAGGAAGCATCTATTGATGAGCGTGAACGTGCTAGAATAGCAGGAGATCAGGCATTAAGAGAGTTTGATTTGGAACAAAAATATCAAAGCAAGGTAGACCTTGAGGTGCTAAGAGCAACTCTAGCTGAACAGGAAAATGAGAGGAGAGAGGGATGAGCATTAGAGAGAAAGGGTTAAGAGCAAAGCAGATACTAGAAGATGATATTTTTCAGGAGGTTGTGAAAAGCACCAGACAGGGACTAATGGCCCAGTGGCACTTAACTGATTATAATGCAACATCTGAACGTGAAAATTTATATATGCAATCTAAAGGATTGGATGAAGTCGTGCGTGGTCTCAGGTCTATAGTGGATGCCTGGACTGTGCAAGAAAGAAAGCAAGAAAAATCCGCTAAAAAACGGAGATAATGATGAGCGAACAAACCATCACCAACCCGATTGAGCCAGAGGTTGCGGACACAAGTGTCCTAGACCATGAGCTTCATGGGAGTGATCGGCCTCGCAGATCAAACAGGGAGGTTGAACAAGCCTTCGCTGAAATGTTTGAAGGCGAATCTCAAGAGCAACCTGGGCAAGGGGACTCTGAGGTCGAGGAAAGTGAAGCGAGTGGAGAGCATGAAGAAGTAGGGCAAGAGGAAGCCGAAGCCTCTGCCGACGAGTATGATAGTGTATCTGAAGAACCAGAAGAGCAACCTGAAGGTCACGCTGAATTCTACCGAGTTATTGTTGACGGCAAAGAAGAGGAAGTTGCGCTGGACGAACTCATCTCTGGTTACCAAAGAACATCTGATTATACCAAGAAGACCACTGCACTAGCCAATCAAAGAAAAGAATTTGAAGGCTTTCAGCAGGAGCTTCAAGCAGAACGTGAGCATTATGTGAATGTTCTCGATCAGTTTCAACAGCAGGTAGAAAACGCTGGCCGTCCCAATATCGACTGGGAAAGACTCGAAAGAGAAAACCCCGTTGAGTGGCTTCGCATGAAGCAACTTGATAGAGATCGTGAGGAGCAACTGGCAGCAGTTCGTGAAGAAAAAGAAAAAACGCAGCAACTCCTTGAGACTCAACAATCTGAGGAACTGCAAAAATATCTTGAATCTGAACGATCCCTTATGTTGGAAAAAATACCAGAATGGTCTGATAGTGAAGTGCAAGCTGATGATCAACGCAGGTTAATGGAGTTCGGTAAGGCTGTCGGATATTCCGAGGAAGAGCTAGGTGAGATTTATGATCACAGAGCTGTAAGAGTCATGCTGGATGCCATGAGATACAGAGAGTTGACCAATGGCAAAAAAATCACTAAGGCCAAATCTAAATCTAAAATCAAAACTGCAAATCCTGGCAATCGTGAGACTGTTAGGAGAAACAGTACTCGAAAACAACAGGCGCTAAGAGCGAACCTCAAAAACAGTGGGAAGGTTGATGATGCAGCCGCTCTGTTCGCTACGTTGATCGACGGATGAACTTAAAGGAATAATAATTATGGCAGTCGTAGAAAATACTTTTTTAACGTATCAGGCTAAAGGCATTAGGGAAGACTTATCGGATTTAATATCTGATATTTCTCCTACGCAGACTCCGTTCATATCGAACATTGGTACAAGGTCTGCGGAACAAACTTTATTTGAATGGCAGACTGACTCTTTGGCAGCAGCAAGTGCAGATGCTGTAATTGAAGGTCAAGACTTGAGTACCTTTACAGCAGTAACACCAACTGCTCGTATGGCGAATTATTGTCAGATCAACATGGTGGACTTCATCATCTCTGGTACTGAACAGAGAGTGGAGAAAGCTGGCCGTTCAAGTGAGGTGGCGTATCAGGCAGCAAAAGCTGCAAAAGAACTAAAGAGAAACGTGGAAAAAGCAGCACTACTCAATGGAGTGGGTGCTGTTGTTGGAGGCACTGCAATCGCTAGGGTGACTGCTGGTTTCCCTTGTTGGTTGAAAACCAACGTGAGTGCCAATGGAACATCAACACCTGTTGTTAAGCCTAGCTACACAGGATCAACTCCAACGGGTGCAGCACAGGTCTGGAAGACTTTTGATACTCCAGAAGCGTTCACTGAAGCAATGTTAAAGTCCACGATGCAGTCTTGTTATGAAAATGGTGGTGAGCCAACAATGCTCATGGTAAGCCCTTACAACAAAACTGTTGTGAGTGGATTCACGGGATTGGCATCAACACGCTATAATGTAGATGCTGGTGATTCACCGACCACCATTATCGGGGCAGCAGACATTTATGTCAGCGACTTCGGTAATTTGAGCGTAGTGCCGAACCGATTCTTCACAACAGTAGTAGATGCTGGTGGTTCGGCAATGAACGATTGGGCTTTCCTGATTGATACGGATGAGGTGAAGTTGGCTACACTGCGTCCTTATCAGATGAAAGACCTTGCCAGCACTGGTGATGCTGACAAAAGAATGATGCTTGTAGAGTGGGGTCTACAGGTCAGTAATGAAGCCGCTCATGGATGTATTGCTGGAATTAAAGCAGCAGCATAACCATAACCCTATGGGCTAAACGGGGTGGGGGCTTCGGCTCCCACCCTCATTAGGAATTCGATGAGAAATAACAAAAGAATATTAGATTACGATCCAGCTACAGGAATCTTGGAAACTTTCCATTACGATC